GTGGCGGAAGGCTCTCTAAATGAATTTGCACCAGTTGGCGGGGATAACCGTGAACCTGATGAAGAAGAACTATTACGTCAACTTGCTTCAATGTGGTGGTTGGGTACAGAACAGCAAATGGTTAAAGCACAAAAAACATTGGCTGCTATGGGTTGGGAAATAGGTCAAGACGAATCAGGTGATGACGATGCAGGTGTATTTGTTATACGTGTAGGTGATGTTAACGGTGATTCATATATGGCTTTCCCTCACAGTGAATTAAATTTGAACGAAGGTCTGTCAAAGGGCAATTAACCTAATCTCTTTACTTTCCAACATTCCTGTAGTACAATATGTATTACAGGAGTTACCATATGATTAATAGTAACACATTTATCTTATCCTGTTCGCATAAATATATTTATGAAAACAGATATATTCCTTCAAAATAAATATACCAATTGGTATTACGCTATTGTAAATAACGCAATTTCTAGGGGACACATAGAACCCAATGAACAACACCATATTATACCAGAATCATTTTACTTAAAGCGTAAGAGACAAGGATCTTTGGGTTGGTTAGAAGGTAACCCAAATGATCCTTCTAATTTAGTAAAATTAACACCGCATGAACATTTAGTATGCCATTTGTTGTTACCTAAAATGACTATAGGTCCCGCCAAACATAAGATGTTAAAGGCAGCATTAGGTATGTCTACATTAATGGGACCAAAACAAGAAAGAAAAAGAGTGACTGGCAGGATGTATGCTAAGTTAGTTGAAGAATTGCGGAATAGTGAAATACCAGAATCAGCAAAAATTAATTATAAAAGGGCTGGAATAGAACGAGCTAAAAAAAGAAAAGATGCAGGATTAGAAGGCACCTTTAAGGACAAAAAACATTCAACTGATTCTTTATTACTAATGAAACTTGCCGCATCAAGACCAAAATCAAAAGCATGGAAAGATAGTGCTTCCAAAAACAGAAAAGGTAGTATCCCCTTTAATAAAGGAAAAACTTTTGAAGAACTATACGGTGAAGAGAAAGCAACTGAATTAAAAAAGAAAGTAGCTAATGTAGGTGAAAAGAATGGGTTCTTTGGAAAGCAACATTCAGAAGAACAAAGAAAGAAAAAAAGTGCCGAAAAGCTTGCGGCACCTAAACTTAAATGTTATAATTGTTTAAAAGAAGTAGACCATATGAATTATTCTAGATGGCACGGAGATAAATGTAAACATAAAGGAGAATGAAAATTATTATAGGAATTACGGGACTAATTTCGAGCGGCAAAGATACTATTGCTGACTATCTTACTACATTTCACGGGTTCAAACGTGTTAGTTTTGCGGCTTCATTGAAAGACGCAGTAGCCAGTGTATTTGGTTGGAATAGAGAATACTTAGAAGGTTCAACTAAAACTAGTAGAGCTTGGCGTGAGCAACGTGATGAATGGTGGAGTAATCGTTTGGGTATGGACATTACCCCTAGATGGGTATTACAATACTGGGGCACAGAAGTCTGTCGTAACAACTTTCATACTGATATATGGGTAGCAAGTGTAGAAAATAAACTACGTCAAACTGATGAAAATATTGTAATTACAGATTGTCGTTTTGTCAATGAAGTTAACTCTATCAAAAGTGTAGGTGGTATTACAATGCGTGTAAGCAGGGGTGAACGTCCGTTATGGTATAGTGCCGCAGTTGATTACAATAATGAACCCGAAGGCAGCGAACAAAGATTAAAAGCTATGGTAGAATTAGGAAACTATAGTGTCCATGCTAGTGAGTATAGTAGTGTGGGATTATTGTATGATTATTATATTGATAATAATGGATCAATTGATGAGTTACATAAACAAGTCAACTCAGTGGTCAACCTGTAAGTCCCCTCGTTTCCAAGTAACTTCTTTCTTTTTAACTACTTCTACACAGTTAAGGCAGATACTACGTAAATTAGATAGTTCAGCGTTATCTAAGTTACCGTCAATATGAAAGACGGTAATTTGACTAGTGAATAGTCCCTTGAAGCCGCATAAATCACATGCGGCTTTTTTCTTATAACCTTTGCTTTTCCATTTAGGGTTTCTGGGTTTAAGTTTATTTTTCTTTCTTCCACACTCATCACACATGCTTCTATAGTGTGTTATACCTAGCCGTTTGTAGTTAACGGCAGAGTGATTCTTTCCACAAGTATTGCATATAGGTCTCATAGTGTATTTATGTCCGAAACCTTCGAAGGCACAGTAACTATGTCTTTTTATAAGTATTTGATAAATATTAGTATGCAAACAGGTAGTAAACCTTAAAATTTTACATAAAGGAAATATAAAATGGCATTAACATCTCCAGGCGTAGAAGTAACGATCATTGACCAGAGTCAATATCTTCCAGCCCCAACGAATTCAGTCCCACTTATTCTATTAGCAACAGCGCAAAACAAAGCTGATGCATCTGGAACAGGTGTAGCAGCCGCAACAACGGCCGCTAACGCAAATAAACTATTCCAAGTAACAAGTCAACGAGATTTGGTAAACTTATATGGTTCACCATTCTTCTATACAACAACAAACGGTACCCCAATTCAAGGTTATGAGTTAAATGAATATGGATTGTTAGCAGCCTATAGTACATTAGGTGTGACAAATCGTTGTTATGTTTTACGTGCCGACATTGATTTAGCTAGCTTAGTAGGTCAAACAGGTCGCCCAGTTGGCAATCCAGACGCCGGCACATATTGGTTAGATACTACTACAAGTACATGGGGTATCTATGAATTTAATCAGACCACAGCACAATTTACATTACAAACTCCAATTGTTATCACAAATGCAAGTGATATACCTGCAGGAGTTCCATTAAGTAGTATAGGTAACATTGGTGATTATGCTGTAAATGCAATTCAAGTTACAACTGAGCCTACTGGAAGTTATAGAACATATTATTACAAAACAACTTCCAACGTTTGGGTAGAATTAGGTCGGGATGATTGGAGATTAGATACTCCTACAGTGCAAGGTACAAATTCTAATCCAACATTAACAGCCGCTAATACATTTACTATTAATTTGTCAGGTATAACGGGAGTAACAGCAACTATTACAGTTCCTGCATCTCCTAATAATAATGTAGCAGGTGTTGCTGCCGCAATTAATACTTTAGGTTGGACTGGATTAAGTGCTGAAGTTCGTAGTGGTAAATTATGTTTATTTAGTAATCAACTTATTTCTTCAGGTACATCAAGTTTGGTTATAGCAAATGGATCAGGGACTGCACTTACTAATTTAGGTATTGATGTTGGAACATATAATCAACCTTTATTTGCATATGGTACAAGTGCTCAAATGCCATTATGGGGAAGCAATCAATCATCACCTAGACCAACTGGTTCAGTATGGTTAAAGGTTGGTTCTGCTGGCACTGGTCTAAATCCAGTACTATCAGTATTCAATGGTGCTACACAATCATTCCAAACTAAAAATGTTTCTTTAGCTACTTCTGATTCGGCAGCAATAAATAATTTAGATGCTACAGGTGGTCAAGCTATTCCTGCAGGAACTATATATGGACAATATGCATTTAATACTTCTGGAACAAATCCAGCTAGTGCTGCTCCATTCTATTTGTGGGAAAGAATTGCAACTGGCCCAACTGTAATTACTGGTTCTGATACAGCCCCAGCCTTTGCAAGTGGACCATATTATATGTTAGTATATGTTAGTATTCCCGGATCTAGTACATTAAGTACTGGATATGAGTTTACATTAGCAGATAATACAGATGCTACAGATTTTGTAACAGCATGGGCGGCAGCCGGAATCCCATACACAACAGCAAGTGTAACTACAGACGGTGCAATTCAGTTAACTCATACTACAGGTGGAGTAATTGTTTTAAGTGATTATCATAATTCATCTTTTGCTCCCACTAATGTATCTAATGGGTTAATAGAAGATGCTGGATTTATTATTGGTACAACTAGTGGTGTTAAATATGGAAATTCTACTAGTGCGGCATTTACTGTAGCTCAAACCTCAACTAGTGGATCTGGAACAGGTGCTACCTTTGCTGTTAACACAATTTTAAATGTTTATATAGTAAACGGTGATGGTATCAGTGGAGCCGGTGGTACTGGTTACGCAGTCGGCGATACAGTAACTATTGCAGGTACTAGTTTAGGTGGAGCAACACCAGCAAATGATTTGGTTGTTGAAATAACATCAATTTCTGCAGGTGCAGCAACATCATGTACATATATATCAGGTGAACCTCCTTCACACTTTACTACAGAATTAAGTAACTGGGTAGAATTTACATATATTGCCAATGAAGGCGAGCCAAATGTAGCTCCAGCTAATGATACAAATTGGTTCTACAGTGTAGTTGACCAAGTTGATATTATGATTAATTACGCCGGTGCATGGTATGGTTATGGTAATAGAGACTATGACAGTAGTGGTTTCCCTCTACCAAGTGGAACTAATACTACCGATCCTAACGGACCATTAATTAGTGCTACTGCACCATTAGTGCAAAGTGATGCTACTGCATTAGAGTACGGTGATATATGGATTGATACTAGTGATTTAGAAAACTACCCAGTAATTAGTCGTTGGCAAAGTGTTAATGGTACCGATCAGTGGGTGTTAATAGACAATACTGACCAAACAGGTAGCACAGGTGTATTATTTGCTGATGCACGATGGTCAGATGATCAGGATACTATTAGTCCAGTAGATGATCCTATCCCAACAATTGTTAGTTTGTTGACCAGTGATAATCTTGATTTAGATGCTCCAGATCCAACACTATATCCATCAGGTATGTTGTTATTCAACACACGCCGTAATGGTTACAATGTAAAACAGTACAGGTCAGACTATTTTAATAACACGGATTTCCCAGATGAAACATTACCTACATATACTGATACTTGGGTAACAGTTAGTGGTAATCAAACAAATGGTGCCCCTTATATGGGTCGTAAAGCACAACGTGCAATGGTTGTACAATCACTGAATGCGGCGATTGCTACTAATACAGCAATACGTGATGAAGATAACTTCTTCAACTTGCTTGCAACACCTAACTATCCAGAACTACAACCTGGTATGATTACATTGAATAATGATCGTGGTCAAACTGGTTATATTTTAGGTGATACACCAATGAGATTACCAGATGACGCTACTGCAATTCAAGCATGGGCTAATAATGACGCGGGTGCATCAAGCACAGGTGAAGAAGGTCTAGTAAATCGTGATACATATATGGGTCTATTCTATCCAAGTGGATTAGCAACTGACTTACAAGGTAATCAAGTTGCAGTACCCCCATCATATATGATGTTGCGTACATTCTTACGTAATGATACTATAAGTTATCCTTGGTTAGCGGCAGCCGGTACTCGTCGTGGTACAATTGACAATGCATTAAGTATTGGTTATATTGATAGTGCTTCCGGTGAGTTCCAATCAATAAAAACACGTTTAGGTATACGTGATGTATTGTATATCAATTTCATTAACCCATTAGTATTCTTTACGGGTGTTGGTTTATTGAATTACGGTAACAAAACTAGCTTTAATAGTTCAAGTGCGTTAGATAGAACCAACGTTGCTCGTTTGATTGCTTACATACGTAGACAATTAACATTGGCAGCAAGACCGTTTGTATTTGAACCCAATGATGCATTAACACGCAATCAAATTGCAGGTGTTGTACAAACATTGATGGTTGATTTAGTTGCTAAACGCGGTCTATATGATTATCTTGTAGTTTGTGACGAAAGTAACAATACTCCGGCAAGAATCGATAGAAATGAATTGTGGATTGATGTTGCAGTTGAGCCTGTTAAGGCAGCTGAATTCATCTATATCCCGGTTCGTATATTGAACACAGGCGAGCTTGGTGGACAATAATAAAATATGATACCCCGAGAGGGGTATCTATTTAAATAGATAAATATTAATAACAGGAGAAAAAACATGGCAATAGCCTCACAATCATTGTTTAACATGACCGTAGCGTCAGACAACGCTGGCGGAAATCAGGGCTTACTAATGCCCAAACTACAATATCGTTTTAGAGTTAATTTTCTTAACTTTGGTACAAGTGCATCTACAAATGAATTAACTAAGCAAGTTATTGACGTAACTCGCCCTTCAGTTAGTTTTGGTGAAATTACTATACCAATTTATAACTCTACTATGTATTTGGCAGGACGTCACGAATGGCAACCTATGACAATTAACGTCAGAGATGACGCTACAGGTAGTGTGTCAAAACTAGTTGGTCAACAGTTACAGAAACAAATGGACTTTGTTGAACAAGCTTCAGCCGCAACTGGTCAAGATTACAAGTTCCAAACAAACGTTGAAATCTTGGACGGTGGCAACGGTACTGCTGCTCCAGTAGTATTAGAAACTTGGGAAGTATATGGTTGCTTCTTACAGGGAGCTAATTACAATAACTTGGCTTATAGTTCAAATGAAGTTGTAACAATACAATTAGCAATTCGCTATGATAATGCGGTTCAATCACCGTTAACATCTGGTGTTGGCGTAAGTGTTGGCCGTGCGTTTGGTGGAACATCAGCAACTGGTATTGGTTCTACAACTTAATATATTTTATATATTAAATGGCTGGATTCTTTCAAAACTTATTAACAGACGCTGCCGGAGGATTCTTCGGCAACGACTACCTTCGTGATTATACTCACGCTAGTAAAACATTCAGACCCAATGCATATCAATATGCACCTAAATTTAAGTTCCTATTCCATGTGTATTTTGAAATCAATCAAAGTGCATATGCAGTAGGATTACCTCAAGGTGCAAACTTTGGGTTAGCTGTTAAATCTGTAAAATTACCAAGCTATACATTTGATACACATACGATGAATCAGTATAATCGTAAACGTATCGTGCAAACAAAAATTAAATATGATCCCATAGATATTAATTTCCATGATGATAACGGAAATTTAATACGTAACATGTGGTATAATTACTATACATATTATTATAAGGATGCAAGTATACCAGTAGCATCAGTATCAGGACGACAGGCACAACAAACAGGCAACGGTAGTACTAATAGTCCTAATAATACAAACTATAACGCAAGAAACATTTATTCACAATCTATTACTGGTAATACTAATTGGGGCTATGTAGGAGAAACACCTGATAGTCCTGCTAGTAACACACAAGCCGCAACAGGTCAAACTAAGATTCCGTTCTTTAAGAATGTTACAATATTTGGTTTTAATCAACATAATTATGTAGCTTACACTTTGATTAACCCTATCATTAATAGATTTGCACATGATACCTACGATTACTCACAGGGTAATGGTACAATGACAAATACAATGACATTAGATTATGAAACTGTAAAATATTTTCAAGGCGCTATCGATGGAACTAAACCTAGTGACATTGTTGC